GCATCAACTCCACCACGTCTTCTTCCAATTCGGCGTCTTCCAGGGCGTGCACGACAATCGCTTCGGCCACCTCCCACGGCCGTTCGGGGTTGGGTTGGGCAGTCGCAGAAGAAGAAGAAGAAGAAGAAGAAGAAGCAGAAGCAGAAGCAGAAGCAGAAGCAGTCGCCAGATGGGCCGACACGTCGTCTGGTATGTACGCAAGGTCGGCAACGTGCTCTTGGAACCACTCTTTCGTGTCGTTCAGACTCATTCCGGTAGGGTGGGTAACGTTTGGTATAACAGATACAGTGACATTATATTTTAATTTATTAGAAAATAACACGGGATGACAGATATCGATTCACATCGAAAGAGGAAGACCCCATTTTATTACTCATTCTAACCAAGAATTGCTCACCAAACAACCTCCAACTTTTACCAAATGATATCAACTGTAACACCGGGTGATCTCAATGAGATGCTTTGCAATGGGTTCATGTTTGCTTTAATCTGGCATATATGTAATATATGCGTTGTTCCGCGTTTCTTTAACACATTTGTTGCGTCGTCGTACACCAAGTGTTCGCCACAGCAACAAAACGTGTGGAACATCAAAATGGTAACCAGTGTATTCTCGTGTCTGATTGTCCCATTAGCATTTTACTGTGTGTATTTTGATGAAGCCGTACGACAAGACCCCATTATGGGAACGTCGCCGTGGGTGCGGTGGACATTGCAAGTCGCAACGGGGTTCTTCATATGGGATTTACATATTTGTGTAAAATACTATGCAGATTGGGGAGCACCCTTTCTGCTGCACGCACTATTCTGTTTAGCAACGTATGTGATGCTATCGTCGTACGGGTATATGATTCGTCTGGGATTATCCGCACTATTGTATGAAGTGTGTGTGCCATTTCTAAATGCAAGATGGTTCGTAGATGCGATTTTTAAGATTGAACAGACGTCGCCTCCGCAACGGTCCACCAAACCAGTGATTTGGCACATTCTAAATGTTGTATTTGTTGTTCTATTCATTGGTGTGCGCATTTGCTTCGGGACGTTCCTCACATATAATGTGGTGAAGACATCTTTTACATTACCAACCTTACCATTTTGGTTCAGAATCGTATCTTCGACGAATATCATATTGTCTTACCTTCTGAATTGGGTCTGGACACGAACCATTCTTCGCAACATTCAAAAATATTCTAAGACTGGTTTGGATTAAATACTACTACTACTACATATGACTGCATACTACTAATACCTAATACCTACTACTAATAATAATACCTACTACTAATAATAATACCTACTACTAATAATAATACCTACTATTAATAATAATACCTACTACCGAATATGTCGTCCCGAAAAAGGAATCGTAATAAACCCAAGAGAACACAAAGAAAACTTTCATCAGATCTTCTTTTGGATTTAGAAATGTTGCAAAGTGGTATCGATCGCCCAACTCTACATGTTTTAAAACTGATTGGCGAAGGGTTAACGACTCGTGTCTATTTATATAAGAATCGCGTGTACAAATATACGTTCAGCACATCGGTTCATACTGATTTTGCAACACGCCCGGGTGTGATGAAAGAACTGCTGCGTCTTGATCTTGTACTCCCAGAACAAAAAATAAGCAAAGATATAATTGCTGTCGATTACTGCCCGGTCGTTGATTGGGATCTTTATACTAAAAACAGCATTTATAACATCAAACTGCAATTGTTGCTAACACATTTCGCAGATGTGTTAGCAACATCTAATATTTATGGTATGGATTTACACCTGGGCAATATAGGTAAACACCCCACCACGGGCAAATATTACATCATCGATACCGAAGGATTTATTCTATGTAAAAACGAACAATTACACGCGAAAACAGTTGTAGTTGTAAATGGTCAACTGAAACCAACCGTTGTGAAGCACCGAACGTGGTTGTCTATCTTTGATGCGGTCGAAGGGTGGTATGCAAATCACGAAATGGGTACTGTTGTGAATACGTATGTACAGTATATGGAGAAGGTTCAAGGTGATGCCAACAAACGCTTACGCAGATTTGTATCACATTACTTACTCGGTGATAATTTTAGTGACCGAAGACATTTGTTGGGTGGGTTAAAGTTATTACAGATTACGAGTGTGTATCACAACGCGAATCAGAAGACTCGTTTAGCAGTCGACACATTTTTGTCTTATTATATGGGTTCCGGATACTTGCAAATTGCTTCGAAGCAGTCGTTTGAAATATTCGATTACGAAACACCGTTGTTGTGTCAGAAAAACTATGAAATACGTGTGTCCGAATTCGCCCGTATGCTAAATGACGCGTATCCGCCGAACCGCACTACATCACTATCAATCTTTTGGAAAGCCGCTGCCGCTGCCGCGACGGCAGGGGCAATATTTGGTGCGGCTTTTTATGGAACATCGCAATTGTGCAAAAGGATGTTGCTACAAAAACAAAAACAAAAACAAAAACAAACACAAAAACAAACACACAAACCAAAACACGAATTCACATACACATACACACGTGACGGGTACGATTCCGTATAAGTGTAACAAGTATTTGTCGCAATACACACCCCAACCGATAACCATATAGGTATACAACAATCAATATGTGGTGCGGTGGCGTATGTTGTGGACTAACGGACAGGCGGGGTGTCCCTTGTGTTTCGTTTATCAAATAGATTTGTTACCAACACGAATCTATTTGATAAACGAATTGATGCAGGTTAGGTTGCATCTGGAAACAACGACGTCATGTACAATGGACGAAGTGTTGTTATTTATATAAGATTGCGCAAACAAAAAGCATTTTATTTTCGTCCATACTAAATATACGAGACAACTCCATAATGCAGCACCAACCACGCCGTCAAACTACGAATTCACACCACGCTGGGGAGGATGCGCACCCGTCCAACCACGTCGTTTCCCCGACGACGAATGAGCAGTGTTCGAACTCCACGTGCGTTGCGTTTGACACGCACACATCACCCCCCCCTTTTAATCAACAAAACCGTTTTCACAACGATGCGTGTTTTGCGAGCGGACGTACAACCCAAAGCACCATGCCGGGAAAGTATCACATCAGCAATTACTACGATTGCGACGTGCTGCCCAACGACACGTTCACGATTGCAATGAGCCAACCCATTATGCAGTTCAAAGACGGGTACGGCCACGTCGGGCAGTCCGGTTCGCTGTCCGAAGTGCATTCGTCGCTCCGTAATGGCGAACAGGGTCACCGACTCACAAACTTGAAAGGTCCGCAACAGTTGCAAGTGCGTCCCATCAACACGGTCCCTTTTATGGGTCGCGGCCTCGGCGACCCGTGCCGGGAGAGTTCCCTGAAAGAGGGGATTGCTACGAATGAGCGTCGCCAGTGCAACACCTTGTCGGAAGTGTATTTACCCCATCAATACACACCTCTGATCAGTTGCTTACACAACGAAGTTCAAAACCCTGTCCACATTTTACACGAAGCCAACCAATCCGATTGGGTGCGCGGTGGTTATCCGTCTCGGCAATGGGTGCACCAGAAAGCGTTCGGGAAACGATGCCCACAACGTGGCGGTATGCAATGTGGGTGAATGTTGACACCCGCACCAAACGGTTGACAACAAGATGGGGTGCGAATTGATTTTGGTAAGCTCCGATTTGCAACGTAAGTTCATATACCCAAAAAATGCATTTTTACGATGCAAAAAAAAAACTTGTGTAACATCATACTATAACATTACACTCTCTTTTTACAATGAGTTCAAATCGTCTGATGTATGATACGTGTGCTTACAAAAAAGAATTGGACCAGAGCACGGGTCAACTTTCGTATGCGCTCAATCCGATGAAATATGAAAACTGCAGTAAATGTCGCATGGAACTCGGTGTCGTCGGCGGCACATCGGTTTCGCAAATCAAAGGTAATCTGGTGGATTTGGAGAATGACCTGCGTGGGCAAACGCGTTCGGCATCCAACTGCCCGAGTAAGCACTACCAACCCAGCTGCCCGGACAAGATAGGGGATGCGTGCCAACCCTCTCAAATCCACCTGCAAGGTAGTGCGTGCTCTGCTCCTCGCACCATCGACACCAATCTGGTGCACTTGCGCCCGTGCCAGATGATTCGCTACAAACCCGTTCCGTTGCCACCACCTATGGACATCCAATCATGCCCCGCCCCCCGAGTCAGCTACCCCAAACCAGCTGACTGCAGCAGTGCCCCATCGCCATACAACGTATAAACAAGTACTAAATAAAACCCTAAATCGTACGAACACTCGTACCCCCTTTCTCAATCCTCAATCGGTTGTGCACATCGAGAGAGGTGCGTTTAATAGTTGTATCAAACGGATATTGTACGATTTGTACCGTATCCTATAATTGCGACGATTCTGAACATCCCGTCCACCCCATCCATCGTTGGTATACTTTATTTACGTGTGAGTCTACGACGGCGTCGTTGTATTCGTCTGCGACCGCCTTTCTGACTGTGTCGCACCTGCCCATCTGCCGGGTACACACTATTCTGGCACACCGTGTTCGCCTGCGATGGGAACACAAAGCGCTGTCCACCCTGGTTGATTGGTTCCATGCAACCCTCGCCTCCTTGCGTATTCCAAAGCACATTCTGGCGCACTTGGTTGTTGGTTGCCAGCGGAGGCATGGCAGTGCCGTCACTAAGCGGGATGTAGTTGTTTGGTACTTGTGAACGATGTGATTCACCACCTCCATACTGGTGAGACGTGTGTGACTGGTGCAACGGGGAAGGATGCGATACATAATGTGGTGGGGAATAATTCGTTGCAACAACCGGTGGGTGGGGTTGTTGACCCGGCACGGATTGCCCTGTAAAAGCACCACAGTTCATACACGACCCCTGCGCATCAAGGACACCACGTGTATGATAGTTATCGCCCTGAAACGGCACTGCACCAGTCATATGCGCTTTCGCATACCCACCACCGGATTGTTTCGTTTTTTTAAATTTAGATTTCTTTTGCGCTCGTCGGTTGGTGCGTTTCCCACCCATAAACGGATACCGAAATGCATCCATTCGTAGAGGATTCATGTGCGACTGACTCTGATTTGCCGCGTGTGCGCAAGAGCACCTTGGTGGCGGTGAGAGAGGCGACTGATTGAGACAACGACAAGGTGACGACCGTGCTTGTGGATAATAACCAAGCGGTGATGCTGTGGTGACACGTCGATCAGGACAACTTGATGGCACCCGAGAACCGTGACGAACACTGCAACGTATAGGAGAACGTGGTATGAATGATAACAATTTGCGGAAGATGACTGTCGGTTTTGTGTTTTGTAATGATTTGTCGCTCAACATAATCGACGGTGCATGCTTTACAAACTCCAATTGTTTGTTTTCAGTTCGTGTATCTGCTGTTTTCTTTGTAATAACTGCTTTCACCGCATCCAGCAGACTATTGGTGACATCCAGTTGACACTTGTTGAGTTTTGCATTGTATTTCCCTCGCATTTGTGTGCATGCGTCTTCTAGTTTGTCGTTCATACCGGATAAAGATATATCAAGTGTAACCATGTCTTCGTGCGAAATGACTTCCTTTTCTTCAATCGCAGACACACGGGTTTTCAGTTTTGTGACAGCATCCTCCAGTGAGGTGATCGATTCTTCCACTTCTGTATCTAATTCCGCCTCACTTCCGGGTACGAGTGCCGAACTATCTGACAATTGTTTTGATTGTGACGAAGTCTGAGACTGGTCTTGCCGTTTGTTAACACCTACATCAAGATCGTCATCTTCTGCTTCGTCTTCTGCTTCGGTTTCTGCTTCGGTTTCTGCTTCGTCTTCTGCTTCGTCTTCTGCTTCGTCTTCTGCTTCGGTTTCTGCTTCGTCTTCTGCTTCGTCTTCTGCTTCTGCTTCGTCTT